ACTTCTGGACCTGCAGTTAGCGCTTCTAGTCTTTTAGCTGGAAACGTAGCTGTGGCTGTTGCATTAACACAACAAGGAGTTCCTTACTCTTGGGGTGGTGGAAATAATAATGGTCCCACAGTAGGTATGGGTAGAGGCGCCGATACGGCTGGATTTGACTGCTCATCTTTTACTAAATTTGTAATGTCAAAACTTGGAGTAGTTCTTCCAAGAACAGCTCACGAACAACAAAAATGTGGCACACAAATTAACCCACAAAATGCTCAACCTGGTGATTTATTATTTTGGGGAAACCCTGCTCACCACGTAGCTATCTATGCTGGTAATGGAATTATGATTGAAGCCCCACAAACGGGAGATGTTGTAAAAAGAACTGGTGTTGATTTAAAAACAGTTACCAGCTGTTCTCGTGTAATTGATGGCGCTACTGGAACGACTTCTTTAAATAATCTTCTTAATGTTGCTGGTGGTTACGACACTTCAAGTGGCGGTAGTTCAATGGCAACCCAAGTATCAGTTTCCGCACTTCGAGGAAATACAGCTCAAGACGCTATGTCTGGAGGAGTATCTTCTAGTTCTGGTTTGGGTCTTGGAGAATCTACTTCTGTATATTCTGGCGCCTCTACAGGCCAATCTTCTTCTCAAAGATATATGTTTATCAATCCTAAGACTGGTACACTAGAAACCTCTAACAACGCTGGTGGAACGGTAATAAACTACGGCGGAGTTACGGTTGACGTTAAGATGCCTCACGGAACACAACTCACTGCAAAAGATGTTGCTAAAGCGGTTAAGGACGAACTTAAATCCCTTAATATCTCTGCAAAGGTGGCATCAAAATGAGCAATATAACAAGTGGCGCTAGTAAAAGAACCTCTAATAGCATTAGAAATACTCATGCGGCAGTTAAAGGTAATAATGCGGCTAGAATTGGTATTAATATTTTAAATGGTTTTGGAGATATAACGGCATATATTACTAATCAATTTGTTAGTACGGCTAAGCTTGCAGTATCTGCTCCAGTTGATGCCTATAAATGGTTAGGCACTGACCCAGCTCGATATACAGGTTCTTCTGTTACTAATCAATCACCTAATACAAAGTATAAGAATTTTGGAAAACAAACAGTGGCTGGTAATGGAAAAAGTAAAGTAGATTCTATTGGAGCAGGGCAAACAAACGCCACTATTAATCAACACCCAGATAGTACATATAGTTGGAACTTACCTCCTCATAAATGGAGTCTTCCAGTAGACCCTAGCTCAATTTCAGACAGTGTGGTTTCTCCATCTTCAGACATTCATAGCAAACGTCGAGGAATGATATTTACTGCTTTAAAGCACCCAGGAACTACTTCAACTGTTGACCCAAAAACAAATAAAAAAATTAAAGATGCTGACCCTTATTTTAATAACCATTACGGATTTCAATTTTTATGGAATCCTGAAACTTTTAGCCAGAGTACTTCAGTTAACTGGGGAGTTACTCCAAATCAAAATGACCAAACTGCCGTATTAACGGGGTTAGTAACCGCTAACTCAACCATAGATTTTACTCTTCGCATTGACAGAACTAATGACTTTGCGGCAGCTAAAGCCTACTACCGAAATAATCCTGGACTTACCACTCAAGTTAATACAACAACACTTGCTGGTATTGCAGCTTCTTCACAAATTTCTTCTGCTGAACTTGCTAAATATTACATTGAGGGAAAAGCACCAAGCAGCGATTTAGATTTTTCTACCAATATTAATACAAAAATTAATGACCTCTTACGACGAGGAACTGAAGCTGACCTTGAGTTTTTATACAGAACTATTAATGGTGATGGATACCAGCTATTGGGAGAAAACACCTCTAACATTAGCTTTTTAAAACCTACTATCGTTAGACTTGACCTTGGCCCACAAAAGCTTATTGGAATGGTTCAAAGCGTCAATGTTAATCATTTAGCGTTTACTCGTGAACTTATCCCTATTCGTACAGATGTTACTTTATCTATTGATTTACGCACCGCAACATCTTTCCTACCAAGCAACGCTCTATCTTCTACTACCTCAGGAGCTGGGCAATGATATATCAAACATCTAGATACTATAATCAATTAATTGATTACATCTCTTTTTCTACTAATGGGGATAACTATCCTGTTGTATTTTATGAGTTTGATGCGCCAGGAAACACAAAGTGGTCTGAACATGTCTATTCTGAAGGGGAACGTTTAGACCAAATTTCTCAAAACTATTATTTTAGACCAGATTTATGGTGGTTAATTCCAGAGTACAACCCTAAAATTTCTGACTTTAATAATATTGCTCCTGGAACAATATTGAAGATTCCAAATGTTTAATTATTTAGATATTCAATTTCCCACCCTTGAGGTACCTCTTTCTAGAGCTGCCGAATTTACCCATACCCATGCTAGGTATGAGCATGAGCTGGCTGACATATATTTTGGTGATTGGGCAGTTCCCTACGACACTATTGTTACGGGCACACCTGTAAATATAACTATGGTTGGAATTGGTAGCACAAGAACAATGAATGGGTATATTCACCATATCAGTCCAGACATATCTCCCAGCAAAAATTATGTAAAAGTTACTGTTATTGGTGCTTCCTATTTACTAAAACAACAATCTCAAAGAGTGTGGGCAAATGCTACTGCTGACCAAGTAATTGCAGATATTGCTACTAAAAACAATTTTTCATACATTGCTACACCAACAGAGCGTGTATACGACCAAATATCACAGGCTGGAATGTCTGATTGGGAATTAATGGTCAAACTTGCCAAACAAAATGGCTACTCTTTAAAAGCTGACAATACCTCTATAATTTTTCAACCTCTTACTCAAGAATTTACTGATTTTAGAGAAAAAGCTGCTTTGTACTCTATGAGTAATCTAGATAATAAATCTACAGGTATTTACTCTTTTAAGCCTCTAATTGGTGACTCTATTCCTTATACAGATGCTAAAAAATCAACAGTAGCTGTTAGTGGCGTAGATAGAACCACTGCAGTTGACCATGCTAATACTAATCAAACTTCTATAAAAAACACACGAGTAAAATCTGCCCCAGCAGCTTTTGACACTTATCACACTGATGTAGTGGCTCCAAGTTTTCAAATAGCAAAATATGAATCCAATGCTGCCGATGAACGCAATCGTTATGCTTATCGTGGAAGCGTAGTTATTATTGGAAACCCAACATTATTACCAGATTCTACTGTTTATTTAGACGGTATTGGAAACACTTACACAGGTTTTTGGACTGTTTTATCTACGGAGAACTACGTTAACCAAGAAGTTTATACAACAACTTTAGAAATTGGAACAGACTCTTTAGGATTAGCCGCTAAATGGACAGACAATAAAGATGTCCTTGTTCCAGAGCAGACTGTTAAAAGAGTTATAACTCCAGGAATTAGACAGAAAAACATTATCCCAAAGACTTCTTTACAAAGAACTGGAAATGTTACTAAAAAGGGTGCCTCATCCCAGCATTCTGTTGTTAAAAATTTGCCTAAGACACAGATTAAAGCTGCCCCATCTTACAAATGGGTTGGAACCAGTGGAAACCTTAAAAAGCCTGCTATTGTGGATAAAAGAATGCCCGCTGTAGTAATAGGAAAGCTGTTAAAATGACAACAGAAAATAAATTTTATGGAATATACAGAGGGGTTTGTATAGATAATGAGGACCCTGAGGGCATTAATCGTATTAGATTAAAGGTGCCTCAAGTTCTTCACACCAATATTACAAATTGGGCTTATCCATGTTTGCCTGTAACAAGTAACGCACAACACCCTGACCATTTACCACATTTGGCCTCAGAGGTAGCTGCGCTCCTTAATACACATACAAGCCACAGTGTTTCAGTGTCTGGAAATACAGGCAGCGGAGGTTCTCCTAGTCACACCCACACTTTTAGCGCAACACAAACTCTTTCTCACGCAGCCCACGCAGGAAATTCTGGAACGTTAACACATGCCCACCAAGACAGCACAGACCTTTTAGAAACAAACGGAACAGAGCACACGCCTCACAGAGAAGTTCCCAATATTAACCAAGGTGTGTGGGTTATGTTTGAGGGCGGTGACCCAAACTTCCCAGTATGGGTTGGTGTTTATACTAAAACGACAGGAGCTATTTAATGGAACGCGCTATTATCCTTCCTTTTTCAGTTGACGCATCAGGGTCTATTCTTTCCTCTAATGACCCAGCAAAAATTTGGAAAACTCGTGTATTAAAAGCGGTAATGACCCACATGGGAGAAAGAGTTTTTCGCCCAAAATATGGTGGCACTATAAAATCTGCCCTTTTTGAGACCGCTGATTCTGCTGACTCTTTAATACGCATTAGTGTAAAGACAACCTTTACTTCTTACCTTAAACAATTGAGCCTTATAGATATCAAAACAGCTATGGACTCACAATTGGGTACTCTAAGCGTTACAATTTACTATCAACTGCCCAATGGCGAGTCTGACCAAGTTTCTATAAAAACTGGCATTCTAACCCGTTCTGGCGACGTTATTCAGGAGTACTAATGGCATCTAACTACATACCGCAAGTAGATTACACCTCCCGTGACTACGCGGCTATTCGTGATGACTTAATTGCTCTTATCCCAAATCTTTTGCCTGAATGGACCTCTACAGACCCTTCTGATTTTGGTATTACTCTGATAGAGCTGTTTGCCTATATGGGAGACATGCTTAACTACTATATTGACCGTTCTGCTAATGAGGGCTTTATAGCTACGGCTACTCAAAGAGCTTCAGTATTATCCTTAGCAAATACTTTAAATTACACCCCAAGTACTGGGGCACCAGCTACGGTCACATTGACGTTTCAAAACTCAACAGCCTCAATAATTACTGTTCCAGCATTAACCCAGGTAGCAACTACAACTACGGTCAATGGTGTTAGTACGCAAATTATTTTTGAAACCAACACCGCAGTTGCAGTTCCAGCAGCTGCGGGAGCGGTTAAAGGCTCTGCCGCAGTGACTGCTACTCAAGGAGTTACAGTTTCAAATGAATATTTAGGTGACTCAAACGGAACTGCTTATCAAACATTTACTTTGTCACAAAACCCAGTTATTAGCAAAACTACACAAGTAGTTGCTAATGGAGTTTCTTACAATGAAATTAACTACCTTATTGATGCTGGATACAATGACCCTGTTTACACAGTATTGACTAACGCTGAGTATATTTCTTCAATTACTTTTGGAGATAATATTAGTGGTCGTATCCCTCCAACTGGTGCTGTGTATGTTACTTATCGTGTTGGTGGAGGAGTTTATGGAAATGTTGGTCCCAACACATTAAATTATCTTCTTACTAACGTAGTTGCTGGCCTTACTGTAAATAACCAGCAGTCTGCCACTGGTGGTGCTGACCCAGAATCAACAGATAGCATTAGGTTTAATGCCCCATTTGCATTAACAGCTTTAAATAGAGCGGTTTCTTTATCAGACTACGCGGCACTTGCTGTGCAGATACCTTCAGTGTCTAAAGCAGTTGCTGATGGCACTGTTTATAACAATATCACTTTGTACGTGGCACCTTACGGAGATACTAGTTTAGGAACTCCTGGACTGGATGCAAACGGCAATTCTACAGCGATATTTACTAATACTTCTTCTGATGTTGTAACGTTTTTTACCGATAAAGCTCCTGCAACAACTACGTTAACTATTTTGCCCCCAAAATATGTGCCAATTAATATTGATTTAAATTTACATATTGCTGCTCAATACAAACAAAGCGTAGTTCAAGACGCTGTTTATGCAGTATTGCAAGATATTTTAAACATAGATAATGTTATTTTTGCTGAAAATTTTGTTCTTCAGTATGTACTTTCAGCAATTTCTACTGTTGAAGGAGTCTCTTATGCCGACGTTACTCTTTTGGCTCGTGCCGACGCCGCTTTTACAGGAAATCTAACAGCAACAAGCAGCACTATAAGCAATGTTTCATCATTTCTTAATGTGGCAGTAGGGCAAAAAGTAGCGTTACAAACAGGGGCTACAGGAACAGTAACTATTCCTTCTGGGACAACAATCTCCGCATTTGATTCAGTAGCAAAAACTATCACTTTGTCAGCTCCTGCTGGTGGAACTAGCTCTGTTACTGGAACATCATTGTTTACATCTTCTCTTTCTACAACAGGAATTAGTAATATTCAATGCGCAACCAATGAAATTCCAAAAGTAGGAGTAATTACGGTTACTCCATACGGCGGAATCTTAAGTTAAGGATAAATATGCCAGCCTCATATCCAAATAACGTTAAATCATTTACCCCCAAAGTAAATGTTGTAGACCTAATTCAAGCAGCAGACCCAAACTCGCTCTTTGATGAGGTCACCGCTATTGAATCAGTCATAGGTACTACTCCTTCAGTAGCTACCGCTGCAACCTCTAGTGGTTGGGCAAACACCGCTACTGATTACACCACCCTTAATGGACGCCTTGCTAATATTGAAAAAGGAATTGTTGCAGATACCCATACTCAATATGTTAAAAAAGTTGGCGGAAGTGAAATCATTATTAACTCTGCTGCCGTTGTTGGTTTAGCTATTACAGCAGCTACAAGTCAAAGTGCTGACCTTATGCAATGGAAAAATTCTTCTGGAACTGTAGTAACTAGAGTTGGTCCCGATGGAATTCTGTATGCTGCTGGGGGACAGGTAGGTTCTGGAACAGACTTTACAGCCACTTTTCTTATGGGCGGTATGTAATTGTCTAAGTACGGTATTGATTACTATGGTGCAGCGTATTACGGGTCTAATACACTCGTAACTTTTAATGCTTCACCATTTTTAGCTGTGCCGTACGAC